AATCAAGGTTTAGGTTTCAATTAAGATTGGTTTGGTATCGGTATGCGGCCCGCGGTACGAGGGTGGTATCCCGGATAGTTCAGTCAGGTAGAACAATCGGCACTGGTAATTCAGAAGATATGGTCAGCGGTTCGAATCCGCTTCCGGGAACAAATAACAAATAAACAATCGGGAATGGAATATTACAATAAAATATTGTGCGTGACACACGAAGAGCTGACTTCCGGGGATGACCCGGTAATCAAACCCAACACGCTTTACAGCAATGTCCGCCGGGGCAATATCCAATGCATCAACCGGGGCGGCGGCGAGGGGAACCACGCCCTGTACGTCTATTCCTCCCTTCCCGCCAAATACCAACGACGTTTTGTTGCCAGATATGGCGAACCCGAAGAGATCATGAGAAGAGAAATACTGCGCGGACGTGTCCGCAAGGATGAACGGGCGGAAGACTTCTTCGAGAAGCACCGCTACGACAAGAACGGCGAACTGGTGCCGCTTCCGGAATCGACGATCACGGCCTATACGCTGAACGCCTCGGTGCTGAACACGCTGATCGGCGATATCGCCCGTCTCCGTCCCAAACGAAACAGTCTGGGCATATCGGGCGACTACTGGGAGGAGGTGATGAAGCGGAGCGAAGAGCTGCGCACGGAGTTCGGTCATACGCTGCCCGGCTGCGTCGGACGGCTGAAGGAACTGATCAAACGCTACAGCCTCGACCATTACGAGGTGCTGATCAGCGGGAAGTATGGCAACAGGAACACACTGAAGATTGGCGAGGAGGAAGGACGGTACATCATTGCGCTGAAGCGGAGCCAGATGCCCAAATATACCGACCATCAGATCTTCGAGACCTACAACCGCACGGCCCCGGAAAGGGGTTGGAAGCCGCTCAAGAGCGAACGGGGCATGAAGGGTTGGCTGAACAGTCCCCGTATCAAACCCCTGTGGCACGATGCCGTGTTCGGCGAAATGCGGACACACCAGCTCTACGACCGCAAGCACCACACGTTGCTCCCTGCCTGCCGGGATTCCCTCTGGTATGGCGACGGCACGAAACTGAACCTCTATTACCGGGACGAAAGCGGAAACAAACGCACGATCAACGTCTACGAGGTGGTGGATGCCTACAGCGAAGTGCTGTTAGGCTACCACATCTGCGAACAGGAAGACTACATCGCCCAATACCACGCCTTCCGCATGGCTATCCAGCGCAGCAGGCACAAACCTTACGAGCTGGTGTGTGACAATCAGGGAGGCCACAAGAAGAACACAGCCAAGGGGTTCTTCTCGAAGATCAGCCGGATCCACCGGCCGACGGCCCCCTACAACGGCGAGTCGAAAACGATCGAGAATATCTTCAGCCGTTTCCAGCAACAGGTACTCTGGACGCGCTTTGGCTACACGGGGCAGAACGTGACCGCTGTAAAGGCCACCAGCCGCCCGAACCTGGAGATCATCAACGCCAATATCGATGCGCTCCCTACGCTGGACGAACTGCACGAGATCTACGAGGCAGCCCGCGAAGAGTGGAACGAGATGAAACACCCGGCAACCGGTATCTCCCGGATCGAGATGTACGAAAACAGCGTGAACGAGGAGACCGATGCCGTCAGTGTGCGCGACATGGTCGACATGTTCTGGTACACGACCGAGAAACCCTCGACCTTCACCTCCAGCGGCATCAAGATCACCGTGCAGAAAAAGGACTATACCTACGAGGTGTATGACGACCAGGGCAATCCGGATCTGGAATGGCGCCGCCGGAACACTTTCAAGCAGTTCTATGTGCAATACGATCCGACCGACATGCGCAGCGTCCGGTTGCTCTGGATGGACAAAGGCGGAGCGTTGCGCTTCGAGCGTGTAGGGCTGCCGCCGATCTACATCCACCGCGCCCAGCAGGAACAGACGGAAGAGGAAAAAACATTTATCCGCCAGCAACAGGAGGCCATAGCCGGCGAGCGTGTCGAACGCCAGGTCATCGCCAAGGAGATCGAATACGAACACGGTGTCGCTCCGGAACAGCACGGCCTGGTCAGCCCCGACCTGAAAGGACTCTCCAAAGAGGCCAAGGAACAGCTCGACCGCCGTACACGCCAGTACAGCCAACCGAAGAGACGGACGCTGCGGGTTTCATTGGGTCGCGATACCAAGGAATTGAGTAACGTCACCTGGGACCAGCTCGGCGGCAACAACGAGGTGAACCTGAGCAACGTGGCAGGCAAACTATAAATCAGGAATCATAAATTGAAAATCATACAATGGAAGCATTAAGCAACAAACAGAAAGACGCCATCCGCGAGGCTCTTCGCGCCTACGTCGCCAAGTATCCCAGCCAAAACAAGGCGGCCGGGAGTTTGAAGAACACATCGGTCGGCACGATCAGTTGTATCGTGAACGGCAAGTATGAAAACATTTCGGATAAGATGTTTCGCGACATCGCCGCACAGATCGGTGGCGGAAAGAACGAAACCGGCTGGCAGATCGTCGAGACCTCCGCCTACCAGGAGATCAACTTCGCGCTCGACGATGCCCAGCGCTGGCGCAACGTCACTTGGGTGGTGGGCGAAGCCGGGTGTGGCAAGACAACGACGGCCCGCCTCTATACCGAAGAACACAAAGAGGTGTTCTATATCCTTTGTTCCGAAGATATGAAGAAAGGAGACTTCGTGCGTGAAATCGCCCGGAAGGTGGGTATCAAGACCGACGGGCACAACATCCGCGAGGTGTGGAGCCTGATCCTGGACGACGTGATCCAGATGGAAGCCCCGCTCCTGATCTTCGACGAAGCCGACAAACTGACCGAACCGGTGTTCCACTACTTCATCAGCATGTACAACAAGCTGGAGGAGAAATGCGGCATCATCTTCCTCTCGACCGACTATATCATGAAGCGTATCCAGAACGGCCTGCGCTACCGCAAGCCCGGCTACAAGGAGTTCTACAGCCGCATGGGGCGCAAGTTCTTCGAGCTGGAGGCCACCACGCCGAACGATGTCTATTCCATCTGTGTTGCCAACGGGCTGAGCGACCGGAAAAAGATCGACGAAGTGATCCGCGACGCCGAACCGTGCGACTTCGACCTACGCCGCGTGAAAAAGGCGATCCACCGGGTCAAACGAATGGGCGAGTAAACAACCGTTCGAATGCTATTTGAACACAATTCGAAAACAACATGAAACGAGCAATAAGCGTCCGGGACATCCTGGACAAGAAATATGAGACATTCCCCTTTGAGGGAAAATGGAAAGAGGCGTTCGATACGCCCGAGAACCGGGGTGTCTGGTTCATCTGGGGCAATTCGGGCAACGGGAAGACCTCGTTCGTCATGCAACTCTGCAAAGAGCTGTGCAAATACGACCGGGTGGCGTTCAATTCGCTGGAGGAAGGCACCTGCCTGACGGTGCAGAACAACCTGCGTCGGTTCGGCATGGCCGAAGTAAGCCGCCGCCTGGCGTTCATCAAGGAAGACGTCCCGGCACTGAAGGAACGACTTGCCCGTCACAAGAGCTTCAACATCGTGGTGATCGACAGTATCCAGTACACGCAAATGAACTACCGCGATTATATCCTCTTGAAAGAGGCGTTCCCTGACAAACTATTCATCTTCATCAGCCACGCACGGGGTAAAAACCCGAAAGGCGACGCGGCCACCAGCGTGATGTATGACGCCGACCTGAAGATCTATATCGAGGGCTACGTAGCTTTCAGCAAGGGGCGTTACATCGGCGACACCGGCCGGTATGTCATTTGGGAAGAGGGAGCACGTGAAGCCGGTTTAATCTAAAACGAATCAGATATGAAAGTAATACAAATGAAACCCAAACAAGGCTACGCAAAGCCCGACAATTACGCCGCTTTCTACGGCTTGCTGAAACAGATGCCGGGAGCGAGCAAGGAAGAGATCGTGCTTCAGTTCACGAACGGGCGTACCGACAGCCTGCGCGAAATGTCGCTCCACGAATACAACGAAGCCATCCGTGCGATGGAGAAGCTGACACGCGCCGAAGAGACCGAGGCCATGCGTATCCTGAAAAGCAAGCGGTCGGCCGTGCTTCACCAGATGCAACTGTCAGGTGTCGATACCGCCGACTGGAAGAGGGTCGATGCCTTCTGCCTCGACAAACGGATCGCCGGCAAACGGTTTGCCCGGCTCGATTACGAGGAACTGGAGGCATTATTAAAGAAGATTCGCGCTATCCGCCGGAAACAAAAGGAGGGGGATTGACAATGGCACGCTATATACCCCTACAAGACAAACTTGATGAGATCGAGGAACAGGGCGGACGCCTGCGCCGCCGTCTGGACTACCTGAAAGGCGAGCGCGACTTTCTGGTCGACACGCTGCTCACCCGGCCGGTGAAGGATATGGAGGCGCAACGCCGGCTGCTGCGGGAGTGGGACGAGGAGATCGAGAAACTGGAGCGATCCATCGACTACCTCCGCCGGGAATATATGAAATACAAAGAAACTCAGAATAAACAGATGTGTAACAATTCAAAAAAAGAAAAAACATGGAAGCAACAAAACAAACAGTCGAAATGACGGACGAGGAACTGAGACAGTTTGAAGCGTTCAGGAAAGAACAGGCCGCCAAGCGGGCCAAGGAACAGGCCAAACGTGACCGCGAGGCCTACAAGGAACTGGTGGACGAAACGATCGAGGAGGCGATCCCGGACTTGCAAGCGGTCAGCGACTGCATCAAGACCGTGAAAAACGGCGTACTGAATAACTTCCGCCGTGTGATCGACATGAAGTCGGAAGTCTTGAAGTTGAAAAAAGACGGCCAACGTACAGACACCTTTACCAATTCCGCGGGTGACAAGCGTATCACCGTAGGGTATTATGAGACCGACGGCTACCGCGACACGGTGGAGGACGGTATCGCCATCGTAAAGGAGTATATCGAGGGGCTTGCCAATAACGAGGAAACGAAGGCGCTCGTTAAGATGGTACTCCGCCTGTTGGCCCGTAACGCGCAAGGAACGCTGAAGGCGAGCCGTATCGTCCAACTTCGTAAGATAGCCGAGGAATCGGGAAACGAGCGTTTCATGGAAGGCGTGCAGATCATCGAGGAGGCCTACCAGCCGGCCATCAGCAAACAGTTCATCCGGGCCGAGGTCAAGAACGACAACGGGGCATGGATAGCGATACCATTAGGAATGACAGAGGCATGAGCAAGCAACAACACGCGCTATTGATCCAGCCGCCGCTCTTCCCGAAAGAGTGTCCTGTCGAACGGGTCGAGTTCGGCGGCTTCCCCTGTAGTTATTGCCACGGCAACGGCTGGTTCTGGGGAGTGGATGATTACGGGGAGCGCGTCAAACAGGATTGCCCCGTGTGTAAAGGGAATAAACGTCTGAAGGCGGTCGTAACGGTCAACTGGACGGCAGACGATAGTAGTAACAATCAATAATAATCGAAATGAACAGTATTTTAGAAAGATTCAGAAGAAAACAGGTTAAAGGACAGCCGAAATCGCAGCAACCGGCCGGAATGGAATCACCTGCACCTAAACGTGAAAAGACGATCCCGCCTCATATCGTAGCCTGCAAGGTTTGTGAGGGTAAGGGAGTAAAAGACGACGCTGTTTGTCCCCAGTGTAAGGGCTCCGGCCGTGTTATCGTATCATGTGAAGTAACAACCTATATTTCGGCTTACGTGCCGGAAAACAATCAAAAATAATCAGTTATGGAGGAAAAATTAAAGATTTTGATGGAACTGGATAAAAAAACAGTTCAGGCGGCAGCTTATTGGGCTAATATAGACCTGTCGGATGAAGTCTGGCAGAAAATGGTTGCAGAACCGATTCTTTTCCCCACGGAACTTATGGAAGAACAAAAAAAGGAAATGGAATTGGGAATGGCGATGGCTGCTTTAGGTTTAACATTACAAAAACAGGAGGAAACAAAATAATTATGGGTTATGATTTAATACCAAAGAAAAAGGGGGTCGATTGTAAAAACGGAATGATATTTACATGGCCCGTCATACTGAACGAAACCGGTGCTTGCTACCTGTTCGGCTATGGGGACCACACATTTTCTCCGGGAAAATATATTTATGACGGTTCCCGGAAAGATGGCAGTCCGGTAAGCAATGACGGATTTGAGGTCACAAAAGAAGAAGCC